TTATGTGTTTTCAGCGCGTTTCTGGGGAGGTTGTAGGGAAGAAATGGTGCTTTCGAGCCGCGCCATTTCAATGACGTTCTGGTTCCCGTCGATCCACTTCGAGTAGGTGGTCAGGAACATTTCGACGCTATGGCCCAGCTGTTTCGCGCAGAATGCCGGCGTCATCCCTACCATCAGCATCGCGGTCGCGTAGCTATGCCGCATGTTATACGGGCGCCTGTAGCGGATCCCGAGCCTTTTCAGCATCGGTTCCCAGTACGTGCGGCGGAACGCGTCCTCGTCGTGCCATACCTCGTTGTAGCGCGGATCGAGAAACACGCGGCCGTTCGACATTTGCGTGAACGCCCGCTGACGTTGTAATGCCGCCATCGCTCGGCTGTTCAGATGGACCAACCGGGCTACCTTGGTTTTCGTTCGATCCAGCTGCTCGCCGCGGACATAGGCTTTCGCGACGAGCATCGTCGCACTAGCAAAATCAACCTGGGGCCATTCGAGCCCATAGATTTCAGATGTCCGCAGGCCGGTCCAGAACCAAAACTCGGTCAGGGTGTGCACCTGGCCGGGATAGGCGCGCTCAGCCTCGGCGATAATCCGGTCGGATTCGTCCCTTGCGAATGGGTCGGGAGGGGGCTTCTGGTGCTTCGCGCGCGGCACGGCGTCGGCCGGGCTCTCCTTAATAAACTTGTCCCTGACCGCAAGCGATAGCGCGGCCCGGAGGACTGAAAGGTAATTGTTGACGGTTTTTCCACTCAGGTCCGGGCGATTCGCAATTGCCGTCTGAATTTGAATTGCCTTCAACGCTCGTATCGAGACGCTTCCAGTCGGTCTCGTCTGGGCCTCGTCGCATGCAGTTTCTTTCCAGAATTTGATTGCCGTTGCATAGCCGTCGCGCGTTGATCGCTCAATTCGCTGCGCGGCAAGCCACGTGTCCAGCCAGTCCCCGAGTAGCAATGAAGTCGCGTCTCCTTCGGACGGAAAGTACTCGGACATGACAAAGGTGCCGTGCCGAAGGCGATCGCGAATTTCTGCCGCCAGCCGGCGCGCATACTTTACGTTCGCCGGGGTGGGCAATATCGGCTTCCCGTCAATCTTCAAGGTTTTGCGCATTTCTTGGCCGTCGAGCACGAACGCCATGCGAATTGACTTTTCGCGAATCTCTACGCCGTCGCCTTTTCGACCCATTGCTGATATCCCTTGATTGAAATGAAAACCCCGCCATCCGGCGAGCGGCGATATTCGCGACCCTCAAGCCATTTTCCGTCCTCAATCTTTCGCCGGATGGCTTTCTCGGTCAGGCCTGTAATCGTTGCGGCAAGCCCAACCGTGACGTAGGGCGCGGGTGAAATTAGAGTAGGTGAGTGGCTCATGCTAGGATTTCTCCTTCCAAAATTGCGCCGAGATCGAATCGTGAATCAGCCGACAACCATCGATGTGCAGTTTGCGGACGACAAGCGGTTCGCGGAGATACTTCAAGCGATGGGGGAAATATGGCTTGTCGCGCGTGTCAGGCGCTTCATGGGCGCCCGCTTTCATGTGATCCCCATCCAGCGCTGAATCGCAGCGACGAGGAGCAACGGATTACAGCGATTCTGTTGGACGTGGGTCTGAATGCCGTTCCAGCAAGTTACCGATGCGAAGCTTGTGCGACACTTGTTTGGCAAGGTTTGCCCGGGGACGACGATTACAAATTCTGGGTTGTTCCGGATGCCAAGCACATGGAGTGATTTTTCCGGTTCTGGGAAGCGCTACAATCAGCGTGCCAATACTGGCGACCACTTACGGGGTTAATCATGGCGATGAATCCGAAGCAGACGTCGAAGAAGGTGGCAACAACCGCAAGCCAGCAGCTGAAAAGCAAGAGTACTGGCGCCAAGGCAAAACAGACCGCCGCAAGCGCGCTAGCTCAAGCCCCGCTTAAGAAGTCGACAACTAAGACTCGTGGATAACATGATTCGTGGCGGGGGCGGCTCGCCCCCGTTTTCACGCTCGAACCCACCCCGTCGACGTCGATCGGATCTTCCCGGCCTTGCGCAGCGCTTGAAGCCTGAGATCTAGAACCCGGAATGGCTCGCGCACGCTCTTGAACGTGCGGCATTCTGCATAGACCTCGGTGACGGCGAAGATGTTGTCGAAGCGGCGCGGCTTCTCGCTGATCTGATCCAGAATCAGCGCGTCGAGTTTTTCGTATTTGCTCATTGGCTTTCTTCTGCGCGGGCGGCGTCTACCTTGCTGCGCATCGCGGTCAGCTCTTCGTCGGCAACATCGGCCCAGCGCTCGCCATGATCAATGACCAGCTTTACCAGCCAGTGCAGGACGTGAGCCTGTTCGTCCTCGGCCTTCGTCTTGATGTCGGCGCCAGCGGCGCGCATGAGATGCGCGTACGGGGCGCAACGGAAGTTCGGGAAGCCAAGCACGTGACGCAGCGTGTCCGTGAGTTCGTCGGGATACGTTCGTACGGCTTCCGTCACCTCGGCGCGCGGCTCCGTCTGCGAAACCTGCGCGGGCGGCTGCGGGGCGGTGTAGAGCGCCCGGACCTCGTAGTGCCAGTCATGCAGGCGCGGGAAACGAATGTAATCGGCCGCTGCCGCCGCCGAGCATTCCTCCCACTGGCTCCACTGATCTTTCCAATCCGGGCGCGTTCGGTATTGGTACAGCGCCACTACTTCCGCCGCAGGAGCGGGCGGCTGCGGGGCGGCGGCAAGCGCGCCTTTCCAGAATCGGCGCATCGCGTCGACGCCGGTCCAATCGGTATTGTTGACGGTCACCACGATTCCACCAGCGCCTCCGTTCTGCCGCGCGCGCCGCTTGCCGTAGTGGAATTCCATTGCGGACTCGATCATCGCGCGCGTGATCTTCTCCGGCACGACCCGCCATCCGGCCGGGATCGCCACCGCTTCCGCCGCCATAGCGGGCGAGCGGGATTCGAGTTCGCGATCGATGCAGGTCAGGCAGACATATCCGCCCATCCAGTCGATACGGAGCGGCGTGTGCTTGTGCTCGCCACAACCAGCACACGCGGTCGCCTGCTTGCTCGCGTAGGAGAACCTGTCCGCCCCGACCTTGCTTTCCGCCGAGCTTGTCCTATCGTTCATTTCCTATCCTTTCGACCTTTCGGAGGTCGTCATGAATTGGGTGTGCATTAAGTGCCGTCAGGAAGTGTCGTTTAAGTCGGCCGAGCCGAATATCGACTCGTTCGGCATCTACTTCATTTGCCCGCACTGCCGCCGCCGGAATCAGCTTGAGAGCCTCGGTCGACAGCGGGGCGCGCTTGTCCTTCGCCAGACAGGGAAATAGCGGGCTGATCGACAGGGTTTTCGCCGCCGAGGCCGAAACGCACGGACGATCCGGCCATCTTCAGAAGCCCGTTACAGGCCTCCTGAATCCGTTCGGCATATGCACCGCCGACACCAGTTGCCTTTTCATATGCGTTCACGGCACCCATCAGCGCCCGAAGTTTCGCTTCGATGCGAGCGGATTCCGCGGGCTGCTCGACAGGGGATGCGGCGAGGGCCGGCACGATCGCACGGTCGATCAGGTCATCGACGTTGCGCGAGTCGCAGTAGTCGAAGGCGCGAAGAATGCGCCCTTCAGGCGCGCGGATGCCTTCATCGGAATCCAGTTTGCCGAAGTAAGCAGAAAGCGATTCGCCTAGCGCTTGCCGTTGGTCGTCCGTCAGCGCATCAGCGCGGCTATTGTCGGTGGTCATGGTGGTCCTCATGCGTGTGTTGCATACACAGCGTACGGGCCGTCTTCGTTATCGCCGATTTCGATTAGCCACCAACCTGGTTCCGGTTCGGGATTCCACAGCGTCACGCCTTCGCCGCGCTCCCAATACGCTTGAACGGCAGGGTGATCTTCGGGCTCGGATTCGAGGTGGTAGATCGACGTATTGATGCCGGCCTGCGCTTCGAGCGCGGACCACTGTTCCTTCGTGCAGAGCTCGGCGCCGCCCATCGTGACGTGCCAGAAGTGGCGCAGATCGGGATGGATGAAATAGCCGTCTTCGTCGCGCACAACGGGGATTTTCTGGAGCATCGGTGTGGTGGTCATGGTGTGGTCCTCTGTAGATCAAACCTGGACTACGTGTCCAAGCCTGGAGTCGAGCAACGCATGGGCGTTGCTGCGCCCGTACGCGACAAGGCAGATCGGCGCACCGGAGTTGAATGGGGCGCGTCGGCCGTCGACAAAATGGAAGTGCGGCCGGCCGCGGACGAAGCACACTGCCTCGGCGCCGGCCCAGACGCTTTCGTAGAACATCGCCGTTTCGGTACGAGCCGGGATCAGCGCAATGCCATTGCCGTGCGCAGCCATGCGGCGCATCCATTTCGCCGCCTCGCGACCGAACGGCGGATTGCACCAGACGCGACCGCGCCACTCGCGCGCGAGCCCGTTATCGATGACAGTGAAGTGCTCGCGCGCGGTATTCCACGGGCGATTGATAGGCGCGCACGGGTCCAGGTCGAATTCGCCGAGTGCGCGGATCCATTCTGGCGGCGTCAGCCACTCGTCATTCTTCATTCGCGCGCTCTGGTGAGACGACAGGCTCATCGCATCCTCAAATCAGGAAAAAGAGTGGGCGCCGTACAGGCCGCCCACAAGAAAAAGCCACGCATCCGAGGCACCGGAATTTGCGTGGCTGTGGGGTAAGGTGGTCGTGCTAGGATTCGCACCAAAACTAGCGGGGGGGCGCGATGAAGAACTGGAAATCGGTTGTATCCGTGCTGGCGGGTGTAGCGGCTGTGATTGCTATCTCGGCTTTTGGTGCGACATCTGCCGGCACGCAGCCATATAAGGCCGACTACATGGCGTCGTGGGTACAGGCGATTGGTTCGATAGCTGCGATCCTCGGGGCCTTGAGAATCGCAAGCGGGCAGCGCGCAGATTCCGAACGGTCGCAGGAGCAGCAGAAGCAAGCTGAGCGAGCACGCAAGTTTGATGAACGGATCGATCGCATCGAGCTAGTCCTGCTGCTTGGTGCCGAGGCCATTGTGTCTGTCAACGCGATGGAGAGAGCAGTAACAATTCAGAAAATCCCATATTTTTCCAACGGCGTGATCGGCTTCGCGTTTAAGGAAATCAACACGGTTGTAGCACAACTATCGAATATTCAGATGGACGCGCTTGGGAATGCAGATATTTCGAGGGATGTTATCCGCCTTATGCGTACCCTTCGAATGCTGCTTTTGCAGATGCCGAATGTCGAAGGTGTCTCGATGCCAGAGGATCTCAATATCCCCAGTGTCAGAACTCGTATTGAAAACTATCTGGGTAACATCAGGCTGCATCGAGACGCCATCGAGAAAGCGAGGCAGCTTGCAATGTTGGGCGAGTAGCCGAAGGTTCTCCTACCGGGTGACGCTGAAGGAGATCGGTCAGTCGTAACCGCGGCCAGGGTATGACGTATTGATGTCGTCGACGCTGGCGTCGATGACCAGCTTCGTTCCGGCCGCGTACAGCTGAAACAGACGCCGCTCGAAGCCGTACATCGGCCCGATGAATATCGCTTTCTTGGGGTCGATCTCGTCGATCTTGACGTTGTAGACCCGACCGTCGTTTGTATCGATTCGCCAAGGGCATCGATACCGCTCCGTTCCGAATTCCTTGTCGAGTGCGATATGGGTGAACGATCCGTCGGTTTCGACCAAGAGGGTGATGCGGTCGGGCAGGTCGCACGAACACGAATACGATTGCTTGTCCGCCTGGAACTTGATGAAGTCCGCGACGAGCTCGGACAGCTTGATCTCTGCCGGCGCCGGTGCGAGCAGTTCGTCGAGCTGCGACGTCACATGCTTCTCGATCTGTTCGTTAAGGCTTGCTTCGACGCGTTGCCGGATTATCTTTAGGATCAGATCGTTGTATCCGGGAATGCCGAGGTTCGAGAAATCGACCTGGACGGCCTTCTTGACGTGTTCGCTCAGTTGCTTGCCAAACTCCGAATAACTCCGCAGCTCTTCGTCGATGATCGACGTGATGGTCTTCGTCAGCTTCTCTTCGATAGCCTTTTCGATAGTGCCCGAGGTGACGATGTTCGAAAAGGCGCCTGCGACGACTTGCTCAAGCTCTTTCATGGGAATCCCCGTGGTTGCGTGATGTGCAGTTAGTAATGGCTGGCTGGGCCAGTCAGGGAGGTATTACGCGCAATAGGTACTTGCGCAGCGCGCGGTCTCATCCCATTGCTGCGTGGTGGCGAGAACGAGCACGACGCCAATGAACACGGCGAGGCTTTTGAGCCACAGAATCAGTAGGGCTTTCACGACCACACCCCCGTGAGACATTCGATCGGAGGGGCTACGGCGCCAGCAAGCAGGTAGAGCGCGCCGATTACACAGAGCGGAATCCAATATCGATTCATGGTTGTCTCGCGTTGATGTTATTGCCCGCCGCAGCCGGCGAGGTTGTTCAGGCAGCGATCGCCCGCGCTGCTGCGAGCAAATCGTCCAGCTCGTGCTCGTAGGTGTTGGCGATGCTCGGGTGTTCTTGGTTTTGCGCGATCAGCAAGCGCAGCGTGGCTTGCCGTTCGGCGAATGCGCCCATGAGAATTGCCGAGCGCGCGGCGATCCGTTGGTCAGTGGTGATCGTGATCGTTTCCATCGTCGTTCTCCTGTAGCGGGAGGGGTTGGTCAGGCGGTGATGTACTTGGCCGCGTATTCCTTCGCATCGGAGAGGGTGTGCTCGCGGCCGATGAACTTGCCGCCCTTCGAAATGGCCCAACGACGGCCGTCCTTCGCGATCAGGCGGCAATGCGGCGCACCGTCTGGGCTGTACTGGTCACGGATTTCCACGTCGCCCGCGCGATACAGGCCGGCTTCGATTCGCTTGAACGTTGCCATCGTTGTTCCCCTTCGTGATTGCGTTGGTCAGACCGCGATCTGGCCGGCGTCGAACAGGCGCTTCAGGCAACCTGCGATTGCAGCTTGGTGTTGCTCGATCGCAGCTGCGCGGGTGCGGTTCTTTGCGGCGCGGGCTCGCGGGTTTGCCATTTCTTCTTTCAGCGTTGCGATTTGCGCTTGGGCATCGCGGATATAGCGTCTGTTGAATGCGACCTGGTCTGCGTTCATCGTTTTTATTCCGTTCTATTTCGTAGTCCGAAAGTTAGACAGCGCTCAACGAACGGCACTGGCGGTCAATGCCGTCCGATCAACGCTGTCGAAACTCTCAAGGGCGCGCATTTGGCAGGGTGCTGCTGCAGAAGGTTGATCAGTGCGGCCGGGCCGCGTCCGAATGCGCGCTCTTGAAAGTTGGAAGGTGTCGGGAGCTACCCCGTTTCTCGGCTACACCGTTGAGCCGGCCGGTTGCTCCCTGTACTGCGGTCCCGGCGCACTAGCACTCTTAAAGATCGACCGCCTGGGCGGTGGCGCAGCGCGTTGCGTACTGCGTTGGGATGAATAGTAGCAAGTGCTACCCGACGTATCAAGTAGCAAACGCTACTCTTTTGCGGAAAATTTGTAACAGCGGAAGACGGCAGGCCGCAAACGACCTGCAATGCGAGGCAATTTGGGCTGGAAATGAAAAGCCCCGCATATAGCGGGGCTTCTGTTTAGATGCAAGGAACGTCTATCTTTTCCGATCCGGCACTGCTGCAAATTTCACGCCCAGAGCATGCATCAGCTTGTTCACAGTCTCGAATTTCGGATTTGCGCCGGGTTTGAGAGCCTTGTACAGGCTTTCACGACCTAACCCGGCATCAGCAGCAACCCTAGCCATACCGCGTGCCTTTGCGACGTCGGCGAGGGCCAAAAGCAGAACATCTTGGTCGTCTGCTTCCATTGCAGCGCTGATATAGCTCGCAATTGTCTCTTCGTCGTCAAGATATTCCGATGCATCAAAGGGCGTTACTTTGATGGCTTCGGTTGTGGTCATGGCTGCTGCTCCTTCTTAAACTGTTCCCAGATCGCCTTGGCGTGCTTGATGTCCTTGTCCTGAGAAGATTTGTCTCCGCCGCAAATGAGCAGATAAACGACATTGCCCTCGCGACCGAAATAGACACGGTAACCCGGTCCAACATCGACCCGCATCTCTGAAACACCACCTCCCAAATCTTTGTGATCGCCAAAGTTTCCAAGGCGCGCACGGTTGATGCGTCCAAGGATCGCACCCTTTGCGACCTTGTCCTTCAAGTCGCGGAGCCACTCTTGGAACTCATCAGTTTGGTTGATCGTGTTCATTGGGCTCACTGTATCCAGTGGGATACATGGTGGCAAATAGTATTCTTCAATCGAATCGATACTTACGGTTTAGTTCCCGCCGGCCGGACCCGATCCAGAGCGGTACATGACCTCACCTGCAATCTGCAGGCGCACGAGTTGGTCACCAGCAACCATGCGGTCCGGGAACTCTGGGTTGTAAGAGTGCAACCGAAGGGCACCGTCGGCCTCCTTGAAGACCTGCTTTACCAGCGGCTCGTCCTCGAAGTAGACAGCATAGATGTGTCCGTCGCGTACATGCGTTCGCGTAGTGCAGATCATCATCAGGTCGCGATGAAACAGGAACGGTTCCATGCTCCGACCATGCACCTGAACAAGCTTGCAGTCCTGCGGCTTTACTCCGAGGCCCTTGAAGAACCCCGTATCGAAGGGCAATTCTTTCTTCTGTCGTACTTCCCACTGAATCAAACCGGTCCCCGCGCTGAATCTGTAGTCGTACCTATCCAACCAGACGCGCCCATCGTCGGGCGGTAGGTCGTCCGGGTGCTCCCACACTATGACGTTCCCTTTGTCTTCGGGAAGTTTGTGGAAACCAGGCTGCTGCGCGGCGGCAACCTGATCGCTAAACCAACCAGCCATTCCCGGGATGCTCTCGATCGCCCGAATCGTCTTTTCCGAGACGGCCCGCTTTTCGCTGAGCATCTGACGCACGAATGCGCCGTCCTTATAGCCAAGACGTCTCCCGAAGGCGGTTACGTTACCGTCCTCGAGCTTGTCGATCGCCGCGCGCAATAGCTCGACGCGGCGCTGGTTGAGTTCAATTTCGTTCATGCGCGAAGCGTAGCACACGCTACGCATAGCAAATGCTCCTTGCGAATGGTAGCTATTGCTACTAAAATCGTCGTATGAACCTCGATCAATACCTGTCCCAACCTGGCGCCATGACCGTGTCTGAGCTTCGTGCTCGGATGCAACAGCTTGGCTATCGAGTGAAGAGTAACGCCCAGATTCGACAGTGGCGGCACAAGTACTCGGGCCGTGTTCCGAATCCTGAGAATTGCGTTGGTCTGGAGCGAGTGACGAAGGGTGAGATTTCTCGTCGCGATCTTCGTGAGAACGATTGGCATTTGATCTGGCCGGAGCTGGGAGCAGCGGAGGTGGTACGAGTGGTCTGTTCATCAGTCGCGTAAGGCAGTTCGTCGTCAAAAAATTTTGCGCCTCGCGCGACTCGTAATTCCAGTCGTAATTCATTTGATTTTCACTATGGAGGGCAGATGCAAGTTCCGGCCTATTCCCAGGCACCGCGCGGCTCCGAGCCGATTCAGGGCGACCGTTTCGTCGCGCCGGAGTCGATCGCGGAGTGCGCGACTTTCCGTGATGCCGTGTGTCTCGCGTGGGAACTGCGAGCGGTGCGCGGCATGACGCAAAGGACGCTGGCGGAGTTGCTGGATGTTCCGGCTTCGCACCTTTCCAACATGCTCAACCGGGATCCTGTTGATCGTCATGGGAAGCCGCGGCAGGACCTGCCGGCAAAGCTGATCGCGGACTTTGAGCGGGTCGTCGGCAATCGCGCCGTGTCGCAGTATCTCGCGCGCATGGCAATGCTGACGTTGATGGAAGAAGTGATTCAGCAGAGGGCCGCCATGAAATGACCGAGGAAGATGCGCTTCGGAATGGCTGCAAGGCCGTAGAGGACGCCCGGAAGCGGGTGGGTGACAACCGAAACGCACTGATGAAGGAGCTGGAAAGGGTTGCCATCGAGGATTCGGAAGTCGCCGAAGCATTCAGGGTCGCCGGATTTCTATTCCTTGAGGCGCAGCAGGAAACGAAGCAGTAAGGCACGCCGGCTGAAGCCGGCGTTCTGAAGCCGGTCGCAAGCGCCCTTGTTCGGGTCTTTGTGTCTGGGTTTAGTAATCCTAAAAATTTCAATTTATGGAAACCAATCAGATCAGCCAGCGGGCCGACGCGTGTCAGCGGAATCCGGCCGCTTCCGAAGAGATAAAACGCATTGTGCGCGATACCAGCCAACACCCGACGTACCCACGCAAGTGCTTGTCGTGTGGGGCGCTCGAATCTCTCGACGGTTCAGTGCCTTGCGGGCATTGACACGCCCCGATATCGCGAAGACGGCCGAATCCGATCACCAGGCGATTCCGATTTTTCGGATCGCAACCCGCCGCCCAATGCGCTGGCGGCCTGAATTTTCCCACTGGAGGAAACGTGGCAAAAAGCTCCGTTGAGGCATATGGCGCGCAGAGCAAGGTTACTGCGCTTGCGATGGACCCGAATGATCTCGAACTTGTCACGGACCCGTCGCACCCTCTGTACGACCGTCGCGTGCATCAAGAGCCGAACCCGAAGACGGTGCAGAACTATCGCGCGATCGGTGTTCGAAAGCCGGTGCTGTTCTACAAGGATCCGGAAACCGGAAAGAACCTGGTCATCGATGGGCGGACGCGCGTTATCAATGCGCGCGAGCTCAATCGGCAACTGATCGGCGCCGGGCAAGAGCCGATCACGATCCCGGCGATTCCACAGCGCGTGATGAACGACGGTGGCAAGACGTATGCGGCCGTGATGGTCAGCACGAACGAGATCCGTAAAGAGGATTCGCCAATCAACCGTGCCGAGAAGATGGCCCGCATGCTCGACGCCGGCCACACGGATGAAACGGTCGCCGTGATGTTTGGCGTCGAGGTGCCGACGGTTCACCAGTCATTGAAGCTGCTCGATTGCACGGCGGCCGTGCGCGATGCACTCGAAGCCGACCAGATCACGGTGTCACATGCCCTGAAGCTCTCGAAGCTGACGCCGGATCAACAGCGCGAGAAGGTGAAGGCGGTCATCGCCGCGGCCGACGGGAAGGAAGGTCATGAGCGATCGCGCGCGCAGAAAGCCGCACTGACGGGCGACGCTGCCCCGCGCATGCGAACCCGCAAACAGATCGAAGCAGAGTTGGAGAAAGCTACCAACCCTGACTATGCCGCCGGGCTTCGATTCGCTCTCAATCGCGATGGCGAACCGCCGGCCGCAGACGTCGCCGATCCGCGCCAGATGTCGATCGACGAGGCGGCATGAGCGGATACGCCTATCAATGGGCCAAGCGTCAGCGCGTCGGCGACTCGTCGGCCAAGACGCTTCTCAAGACTTATGCGCACTGGGCGGCCGAGGACTACTCGACCTGGGTCACGAACGATGAACTCGAAACCGATACGGAACTGAACATACAGACGATCCGGAAGGCGCGCAACAAGCTTATCGAGCTTGGATTTCTCGCGGAGACGGAATATCGGCGCGGTGATACGCGGAGCATCGTCGTCTATCAAATGCTCGCCCCGGAAGGATCAATCGTTGTTCAGGCAGTCGATCCGCGCACCGGAGATGCGATCTCGCTCAGCCCGCCGACGGCTGACGAATTCGCAAAGAGGGGTGAAAAACAAAGTCCCTCCAAATCTCGACGGGCTAAGGGGGATGAGATTTCAAGCGGCTCGAAATCTCACGGGGGTGGAAATCCCACGCAAAGCCCCTCCAAATCCCACGTCAAGGGGGGTGAAATTTCGTCCGAAGGGGGTGGAAATTTGGAGGGCAATAAAGAAGGAGAAGAACAAGAGAAGAACGGAGAACAGCAAAACGCGCGGCGTGCGCCGCGAGTTGCGTTGCATTCCGAGCTTCGATCGTTGGAACTGCCCGACTGGTTGCCAGCAGACGCGTGGGCCGATTGGTGCGAGCACCGCGAAGCGAAGGCCCGCGACAAGTCGGCGCCGTGGACGCGCCCGGCGGCCAAGGTTTCGGTGCGCCGCCTCACCAAGCTGCGCGACCTTGGCCACGATCCGGTGGCCTGCATCGACGAAGCGGTACTGCGCGGCTGGACTGGGCTGTTCCCGGTGAAGGCAGAGGCGACCGACGCCGCGGGCGGAGCACAGGCGATTTCGCCGGACTGGTGGAGGACGGCGCCAGGAATCCGCGAGCGCGGCAAGCAACTGGGCATCGAGGAAAGGCCGGACCAGGTGTTCGAGCAGTTCAAGGCACGGGTGTTCAAGGCGGCCGGGCCGGGCGAATGGATGGAAGACATGCTGCGCACAGTCAGCCGCGAGAGCGAAGAGCGCTACGAGGCCCTGTACGCGTACTTCAACGACATTCCGCGCGAGCAGGTCGCGCAACAGGCGGCAGCATGACGAAGCGAACCTCTTGGCCGATGCGGATCGAGGCAGGCACGAAAACGATAGGAACGGCGCGCGTGCGGGATAGCTGGGCAATTGGCCGCGATTCTGCATCGCGTGAGCTTGTCAGGCGCACGGGTGTTCAGCCGCCGTCGGAATTCGACGAGATCGCGAGCGGTTTCGATCCGGACGCCCCGATTCCGCTGTCGATGCAGAAGCCGAAACGGCCGCCGAAGTACCGCAACACGAAGTGCGAGCACAACGGCATCAAGTTCGACAGCGAGAAAGAGCGCTCGCGCTGGTTCCACCTCAATCAGTTGCAGACGGCAGGCCGGATCCACGAACTGCGGCTTCAGGTGTCGTTCGTGCTGACCGAACGCAAGCAGCGTGACGACGGTACATGGGAGCGCTCATCGAAGTATGTCGCCGACTTCGTCTATGTCGATGTTGAGACTGGCAAGCAGGTCGTCGAGGACGTGAAGTCACCGGCGACCAGGAAAAATCCGACGTACATCCAAAAGCGAAAGCAGATGCTGGACAAGTACGACATCACGATCAAGGAGGTCTGATGGCCGAGCGAAGGATGAGTCTCGCGCAGCGTCGCATTTGCGAATGCCTGCAGAAAAGCCCTGGTCTTGTTCAGCGCGAGCTGGCAACGAGACTTGGCATTACCGCCGAGGGCATCAAAAAGACCGTGCGGCGGTTGGTTTCGGACGGGTACGTGAAGCGCGGTAGCCGTGATCGAAAAGGAGAGCCGCTGACCCTCACGGGCAAGCCGTTCCCGTCGTCGACCGAGTGCATTCCGGCGAATGTTCGACGGCAGCTCGCAATCGACATTGGCATGACCGAGCTGCTGCCGGCAATGCGAGCAATGGTTGACGTCGGGCGGGTGGCGGCATGAGCGCACTGACTCCGATGCAACGCCTCATAGAGGAAGGGCGCTGGGCCTTCCAGACGCCCGATGAAGCGACCGGTTTCTGGCAGGGGCATGAAATCAGTGTTCAGCGCGAAAAGACTGCGTGTATGGGCGGCTGGTACATCATCGTCAAGCATCCGGACGGAGGATACCTCTATGACGGATGGTGGGACAACTGCAGCGCGTCGATCGAGCAGGCCGTCGAAGAAGCGTTTCGCGGCGCATGCCTTCTGGAGGACGCATGAAGCGATCAGGTTTCGGCCCGCGAAAGAAGCCACTCGCGCGTGGTTCATGGTCCCGAAAAAGTTCACCGTTACCAGAGCAGGCGCCGCGAAAGACCGCGATGAAGCGCCGCCCCAAGCGACCGACCGTCGCCGAAGGCTCGAAGTATCTGGCGGCTTGCCGCGGCGAGCCGTGCTATTTGCGCGTGCCACACGTCTGCCCGTGCAACCCGAACGACGAAACAGTCGTTCCGTGTCACGACAACAGCCTTGCCGCCGGGAAGGGCATGGGGATCAAGGCCAGCCACGAACGAACTGTGCCGGGCTGCTATTGGTGCCATGCATGGCTGGATCAGGGAAAGGCGGAGCGATGGCAGAAAGCGGACGCGTTTCTGTTGGCGTTCGTCGAATGGGTGCCGGTGCGTGCCCGAAAGATGGGAGAGGCAAATTGCCAGTGATTCTTACCGTGCAGTTGCCTGCGGGCCGGCACAGTTTCAAGCGAAAGCACGGCCTGGGGCCGGCGATCAGTTCCGAGTTGCACCGGCCGCTCGTCACGACCGTCTACCGGATCGCGCGAATTCCGACGGTCAAACGCCAACTGCTGACGGTCGTCGAGGTTGACGCATTCATCCCGGAGCGACATCGGACGCACATCGCAACATGCGACCCGCGATGGGTAGAGCCGGGCGTTCTGCGGACGAAAGCGTATTGGGTCGACAACAAGAAGTCGCGCGTGCTCGGGAAGTTCCTTGAGGGCAGCGCGCTCGAATTGAATCTGAGGGACGGGACATGAGCGCACACGCATACATCTTCTATGCCGACGTGCCGGAACGGCTGGTCGAATCGGCCGTGCAGCATCGAGACACCGAGACGGGCGCGCAGCTCGTCGCGTTCGACGAATGCCCGTATAGCGGCGAGATCACGGAAACGCAACACGGCATGCAGATCGAATACTCGTGGCCGGTCGACATCGCATATCGGCACGCGCTCGGCGACTGGTTTACGCACCACGGCATAAGCTTCACGGTCGTTATGTAACGCCAGATAACCTCTCGTCTCCAGCAAGCGAAAACAGGATCAATATGACGATCGATGAAAGCAACCAGATCGAAGAACTGCTCGGCGAATGGTACGACTGGCAGGCGGGGTACACGCCAGGGCTCGGTTTCGGTCGGGTGGATCCGACGTGCCGAGGATTCTCGGAATCCGATCACACGGTCACGGCTGACGAGCGCGCGGAAGCGGCGGATCGGAAGGCCGCCAAGCGACGGGCAGAACAGGTCGACCTGTGCGTCGACGCTTTGACTTGGCAGGAACGGGCCACGATCCAGCGACACATGAAGGCAAAGCGGATCGGGGCGATGAATGTGGCATGCGGCGCTCAGGTGTGGAGCGACCCGCGCAAATTCGATTTGTCGGCGGCCCATGCGGCCTACCAGAGCGCGAAAGAGGCGCTGTATCCGCACTTGAAGCGGCGAGGATTGATGGCGACGGAGTCTCAGCCTGCATAAAGTGCTTGTAAACCCGTTCGCGTTTCGCTATATTGACGACGTCGGGCGCGAGGTGCGCCCAAGAGAAGCCCGCCCAGTTTACTGAGCGGGCTTCTTCGTTTTCATGCCCCCCATTTTGTCTAATAATGCATAGCCGAGCCAAAATTCGGCGTTCGTAACATGACGATTACGGGGGAAATGATGACGACGATGGCACAAGCAATCCGCGATTTCGTGAGTTCCGCGCAGTCGGGAGTCACGTCATCGGAGATTCGGAGGCATATAGCAAGCACATACAGCGATCGGTGGAGACCGGGGACGTTGGACGCTCATCTTTACGGCTGCCGTGTAAATAGTACGAAAGCATATCGGTCGCATCCGTTCGCTCAGAAGTTTCTGTATAAAGCCGACGATGGCCGATTTCACATTTATGATGAGGAGTTGCACGGCCCGAACGTTTGGACTCCAGCCCGCGATGTTGCCGAACAAGAGATTGAGCAAGAAATTGAACAATCCGATGCTGTTGAGGAGTTGATCGAAGCCTCGATCAGCTTTGAGCGAGATGTCGAGGCGCATCTAATTCAAAACTTGGAAGCGGTCGAGCCAGGGCTCCGGTATGTTGACCGTCAGGTCTCGATTGACGTCGGCCGTGTCGACATTCTCGCGGAGGACGCTTCGGGTTGCCGAGTCATCATCGAGTTGAAGGTTGGGGATGCGAAGGATGCGGCGGTCGGTCAGATTGCTCGCTATCTTGGATGGTATTCCAAGCAGGACGGAAAGCCTCCGCGCGGTATCCTGATCGCTAGTGAATTCTCGGAGCCGATTCGCTACGCTGCTGAGGCAGTGCAGAATCTCGAACTGGTTGCATATAAGGTTCAGTTTGCATTTTCCCGTACTGGGATCGAATAAGACGGCACTGTTGTTGTTTCGTGAGTTGTAACCGTGGCCCGCAAGGCGAAAGCTCTGCGGGCTTTTTCGTTTACGCACCCGGAGTTGATATGGCTGTTCCGGTGTTTCGCCGCCGCCCGCGCTGGGTGCGTGCAGTCATGGTAGCGGTAGCTTTCATGCGGCTGAATTACGCAGATCGACGGGCAGAACGCTAATGAGCAAGAGGCTCACGACGCTTAAGCCCCGGGTGCGATCGCTGGCTGTTTCGCGCGTTGAGACGATGGCGCCCGGTTCATGGCGAGCAGGCAAGACGAGCAGCACGGCACGTGGCTACGGCTACGCGTGGCAAAAGCTTCGCGGCGAACACCTCGCGAATCATCCGCATTGCGTGTACTGCCTGCGCGAGATCGGCATGGCTGGTTGGTCTCCTGCTGACGTGGTGCTCGCGTGTGCCGCGCGAGGGATTGTCGAGCCGCTCGGGACGATTGGCGATCACATCACCGCGCACCGCGGCGACAGACGACTGCAGCTCGACCCGGACAACATTCAGACGCTGTGCAAGCCGCATCACAACAGCGCCAAGCAGCGCGAGGAGCGAAGCGGCGGCCGATGAGGCGGGCCTGGGGGGGGGCAAAAGTCTGATGGCCGACACGGCCTAGACCGCACGTTCCCTCACGCGCAGAAAATTTCCCCTTTTTAGGATTTTGTTAATGGCTTTAACAGCGAAGAAGCGGAAGTTCGCCGATGCTGTTTTAGCCGGCAAGTCCAATAAGGACGCGGCTATCGCGGCAGGCTACAGTCCGGCGACGGCATCGGCGGCCGGGTCGCGCCTTGTTAAAGACAAGGATGTGGCCCTATACCTCGCCGCGAGCCGGATGCAGGCGGAATCGAAGTCCGCCGAACGCGCGCAGCAGTCGCCGCCGCTAACGAAGCCGGCCGGGTTCGATCTGGACGCAATGACGAACTTCACGGACCCGAAGGCGTTTCTTCTCGCAGCTATGAACGATTCCCGAACGGAGCCGAAGCTACGGATCGATGCGGCGAAGGCGCTGATGCCATTCGTGCACAAGCGGCTCGGCGAGGGTGGCAAGAAGGAGCAGCGCGACGAGGCCGCGAAGAAAGTCGCGAGTCGGTTTGCCCCATCGGCGCCGCCGCGGCTGGTCGCTAATGGTGGCAAGAAGGTCGACTGATGGAATGGACAACAGCATGCACCGATTGGGAAACGCGGCTGATCGAGCGTCGATCGATCATTCCGCCGCCGATTTTTCCGGATGAGGCAGAACAAGCGGTCGCGATCTTCAAAGAGCTCCGGGTCAGTGATCTCCCCGGCAAGCCGACGTTTGGCGAATGTAGCGAGCAATGGGTTTTCGATTTTGTTGCGGCGATCTTCGGCGCGTACGATGCGGAGACCGGCAAGCAGTTGATTCGCGAATTCTTCCTGCTCATCAGCAAGAAGAACACGAAATCGACCATCGCGGCCGGGATCATGCTGACGGCCGTGATTCTTTGCTGGCGCGAGGAAGAAGAGCACTTGATTCTTGCGCCGACAAAGGAGGTTGCCGACAACAGTTTCAAGCCGGCAGCCGGGATGATTCGCGCGGATGAGGAACTGTCGGAGCTGTTCCACATTCAAGAGCACATCCGGACGATTACGCATCGCGTGAGTCGAGCGACGCTGAAAGTGGTGGCTGCTGACACCGACACGGTGTCGGGTAAGAAGTCCGGCCGAGTCTTGATCGATGAACATTGGGTGTTCGGAAAGCGGGCCAATGCTGAATCGATGTTCATGGAGGCGACCGGCGGCCAGGTGTCGCGCGATGAAGGATGGGTGATCTATCTTTCGACGCAGAGCGATGAGTCGCCCGCCGGCGTGTTTAAGGAGAAGCTGGAGTACTACCGCGACGTTCGGGACGGGAAGATTGTCGATCGGAAGTCGCTCGGCGTGCTGTACGAGTTCCCGCCGAAGATGGTCAAGTCCAAAGCGTATCTTGACCCCGGCAATTACTACATCACGAACCCGAATCTCGGGCGATCGGTCAGCGCGGAATGGCTTGAAGACCAACTCAGAAAGAACCGCACGAAGACTGACGGCGCGTTTCAGCAGTTTGTCGCCAAGCACCTGAATATCGAGATCGGCATGAATCTTCGGTCCGACCGTTGGGCCGGTGCCGACTTCTGGATCGGGGCTGGTTTGCCCGAGCGTGTGACGCTTCAAGACCTGATCGAGCAATGCGAGGTGATCGCAGCGGGGATTGACGGTGGTGGGCTCGATGATTTGCTCGGTCTGTCGGCAGTCGGGCGCATGCGTGGAACGCGGAACCAGCTTGCTTGGGTGCATGCATGGGCGCATCCATCCGTGCTGGAGCGCCGACAAGAGATTGCACCAGCGCTTCACGATTTCGAGAAGGCCGGCGATCTGACGATCGTCTCTCGGATCGGCGAGGACGTCGTGCAGGCGGCTGAGTATGTGGCGCGTATCGAGCGCGCTGGGCTTCTGTACAAGGCCGGTGTCGACCCGGCCGGCATTGGCGCCGTTCTCGATGCGCTGGCGGCTGCGAAGGTGCCGGAAGACAAGGTGATCGGCATCTCGCAGGGCTGGAAGCTATCCGGGGCCATCAAGACGACGGAGCGGCGTATCGCGGCAGCGTCCGGGCAGCGAATCGAAGGCGATGAGGCTCCTGACGGCGCGTTGTATCACGGCGGTCAGCCGTTGTTGACGTGGGCCGTTGGAAACGCGCGTGTCGTGCCGGTCGGTAACGCCGTGAATATCACGAAACAGGTGAGCGGGACGGCCAAGATCGACCCGCTTATGGCGTTGTTCAACGCGGTGTCGCTCATGGCACTCAATCCGCCCGCGCAGGGCCAATCGGTCTACGAGTCGCGCGGCATTCGTTTTCTCTGAGGTGTGAATGGGTTGGTTCGATTTCATCCGGCGGGATAGCCAGCCGGAGGCCCAAGCTCGCCCGCACGTCGAGCCGTCGTTTCAGGCGGCAGCATCGGCGACGTCACCGCCCGGCGAATCGTTTGACGGGCTCGATGATCCGCGATTGAAGGAGTACATCCGGCGCGGCGAGTTGGACGGCGGCGCGGGCCGAGAGTCGCGCGCGCTGCGAAATATGGCTGTCCTGCGTTGCGTGACCCTGATCTCGGGGACGATCGGCATGCTGCCGATGAATCTGATCAGCAGCGACGACAGCAAGCGGGTGCAGACGGACGATCCGGCGCATCGGCTGCTGAAGTACAGGCCGAACGATTGGCAGACGCCGATGGAGTTCAAGAGCCTGATGCAGCTGCGCGCGTTGCTCGACGGTCAGTCGATGGCCCGTGTGATCTGGTCCGGCAACCGGCCGATTCGCATGATTCCGATGGATCGAGGATCCGCAAAGCCGCGGCTGACGCCCACATGGCAGCTTGTCTATGACTACACCCCGCCGGTCGGCGACAAGATCGAGTTGTCGGCGCGGGATGTATTTCACCTGCGCGACCTGTCGCTCGACGGGATCAACGGTATTTCGAGGGTAAAGCTTTCGCGCGATGCGCTGGAGCTTGCCGAGCAGGCCGAACGGGCCGCTTCACGGACGTTTCGAACTGGCGTGATGGCGGGTGGTGCGATTGAGGTTCCGAAGGAACTGTCGGATAACGCGTACGGCCGCATGAAGTCCTCGATGCATGAGAACCACAGCGGTTCGGAGAACGCCGGTAGTTGGATGCTGCTGGAGGAAGGTGCGACGGCCAAGCAGTTTTCGAACACAGCGGCATCGGCGCAGCAGATCGAAAACCGGAATCACCAGATCGAGGAGGTGGCGCGCATGTACGGCGTGCCGCGCCCGCTGCTGATGATGGATGACACCAGTTGGGGCAGCGGGATCGAACAGCTCGCGATCTTCTTTATCCAGTACGGCCTATCGCACTGGTTCGTATCGTGGGAGCAGGCGGCCGCCCGGTCTTTCCTTTCGGAAAAGATGCTTGGGGAGCGGCAATTCAAATTCAACGAAGGCGCATTGCTGCGCGGCACGCTGAACGACCAGGCAGCCTTCTTCTCGAAGGCGCTCGGGGCCGGCGGCCAATCGCCGTGGATGAAGCAAAACGAAGTTCGCGAGACGCTTGATTTGCCTCGCGTCGACGATCCGGTTGCAGATCAACTCCGGAACCCGATGACACAGAAACAGAAAGGGAGTGGCGATGAGCCTCCTGCAACTACCTGAGATCCGCGCCGACCATCGGCTCAACGCCGCGCAATACGACGTGCGCCCGGACGCACTGGAACGCTGGGAGCCGGGTGTACATGCAGCGGCCGGTGACGACTCTGCATCGATCTCGATCTACGACTCGATCGGGGATAACTGGGAGGGCACGGGCATCACCGCGAAGCGGATCAGCGCGGCACTGCGCAACATCGGCACGCGCGACCTAACGGTCAACGTGAATTCGCCAGGCGGTGACTTCTTCGAAGGAGTCGCGATCTACAACCTGCTGCGCGAACACAAGGCGAAGGTCACGGTAAACGTGATGGGCCTGGCTGCGTCGGCAGCGTCGGTGGTTGCGATGGCCGGCGACGAGATCTTGATGGGCGACGGTGCGTTCCTGATGATCCACAACGCCTGGACGGTCGCGATCGGCAATCGACACGACATCGCAGCGGCGGCCGAAGTGCTGGCCCCGTTCGATGCTGCGATGGCGAAAGTCTATTCGCAGCGCGCGGGCATCACCCAAGCCGAGGCCGCCGCGCTGATGGACAAGGAAACGTGGATCGGCGCCGAGCAGGCCGTCGCCGATGGATTCGCGACCGGGCTGCTCGATAGTGCCAAGGTTGCCAAGGAAACGAACGCGAGCGGACGCAAGGCGCTTGCGCTCATCGAAGCGTCGATGGCGCGTGCCGGCTATTCGCGCGGTGTACGTCGCGACGCTCTCAAAGCCCTATTTGATGGCACGCCGAGCGCTGCCGTCGAGAACGCCAAGCCGGGCGCTGGCGACGACGTTGCAGCCTCGCTGCAGAACCTCATCAACGCTCTTCAAGGATAAGTCCATGAGCAAGAAACTCCTGATCGCCGCGCTTGCGGCAAACCTGGCTGGCACGGTGGCGGCTGTCCCGCGCGGTATCGTTGCGGTACGCGCAGACTCGGGCGGGGACGTCAAAGCCCTTGTCGAGGGCGTCAATCGCGCTTTCGAGCAGTTCAAGGCCGAGCACACGAAGCAGCTCGACGCCGTGAAGGCGGGGCTGCCGGCTTCCGATATCACCGCAAAGGTCGAGAAGATTGGCGCGGATCTGGATGCGTTCCAGAAGGCGCTCGACGAGCACAGCGTGAAGATGGCCTCCCTCGAAATGGGCGGTGCTGGTGGCGCCAAGCTGCGCGATGCCGAATACACCGATGCGTTCAATGCGCACGTCAAGCGTGGCGACGTCAATGCTGCGCTGAATAAGGGGGCCGACGAGCAGGGCGGCTACCTGACGCCGATCGAATGGGATCGCACGATCACGAACAAACTCGTGCTGATTTCGCCGATGCGCCAGCTGTGTCAGGTGCAGTCGGTTTCGAAGGCCGGCTTCTCGAAGCTGTTCAACATGAGCGGCACGGCGAGCGGCTGGGTCGGCGAAGCGGATAACCGCCCGCAGACGAACACTGGCACCTTCGCATCGCTCGCATTCGGTCATGGCGAGATCTACGCGAACCCGGCCGCAACGCAAGGCATTCTCGACGACAGCGAAATCGATCTCGAATCCTGGCTGGCAGGCGAAGTGCAAACCGAGTTCTCGAAGCAGGAAGGGCGAGCGTTCGTCGCGGGCGACGGCGAGAAGAAGCCGTTCGGCCTTCTGACATACGTGGGCGGCGGCGCGAATGCGAAAAAACATCCGTTCGGCTCGATCGGCGTGGTGAACAGCGGCGCCGCTGCCGGCATCACGTCGGATGGCGTTATCGATCTGATCTACGACCTGCCGAGCGCGTTCGCCGGCAATGCGCGGTTCACGATGAACCGCAATACGCTTGGGAAGGTCCGCAAGCTGAAGGATGGCCAGGGCAACTACCTGTGGCAACCGTCGTATGTCGCGGGCCAACCGTCGACGCTCTCGGGCTACCCCATCACGGAAGTGCCCGACATGCCGGACGTCGCCGCGAACTCGACGCCAATTTTGTTCGGTGATTTCCAGCAGACGTATCTGATCATCGATCGTATCGGCGTGCGTGTGCTGCGTGATCCGTACACGCAAAAGCCGTACGTGCTGTTCTACACGACGAAGCGTGTCGGCGGTGGTCTGCTGAATCCGGAGCCGATGCGCGCGATGAAGGTCGCGGCAGGCGCGTAAGCGGTCGGTCAGAAGGGAATCGGGGTTTGAGGGGCGTCTAGCGGCGCCCCTTTTTTTCTACTGGAGGAATCGTATGGCGACGCTCATCAAGCCGTTCAAAGGCGTGAAGAACGGCGAAATCTACCCGACCGCGTTCAAGATCGGGGACGAGTGTCCGGAAGAGCTGGAAGACGGCGCCCGTGAGCTCGGGGCGCTGGAAGGCTCGGACGAGAAGAAGCCGGCCGGGCCGAAGAAGTAAGCGATGGCGCTCGTCGAACTGAAGCTGGCGCTGGGATTTCTGCGGCAAGACGCGGGCGTCGAGGATGAAGTGGTGCAGGTTCTGCTCGATGGTGCGACGCAGTCAGCTGTCGACTATCTGAATCGTCAGGTATTCGAATCCGCGGCGGCGATGGAAACGGCGATCGCAGCTGGAACCGCGGGCGACAACCCGATGGTGGTCAACGCCGCTATCAGGGCGGCGATCCTGAAAACGACGGGGGAACTGTATGCGAACCGCGAGGATTCAGCCGCCGGCACTGTGGCAGAACTGCTGTTCAATGCGCGGACGCTTTTGCGCCCTTGGCGAATCATTCCGGGGGTGTGATGAACGCAGGAAAACTCAATCGCCGAGTGCGTATCGATCGTCTCGATCCTGATGCGCAGGACGAGTACGGTCAGGCCGTGCCCGCGTGGAAATCGCTTGGCACGGTGTGGGCGTCGATCGCGCAAAAGTCTGGATTGGCAACGATCAGCGGAAGTGCGGAGGTCGGAGAAACCAAGGTGTCGATCCGAGTCCGCTACCGCACCGATCTACACGAAGGCATGCGCGTGACGCTGGTTGCGCACGTCAACGGCCAGCCGGTAGACGGCGAGCAATTCAAGGTAGATGCGGTGCTGGTCGATCACGCCAAGCGGAAGCATACCGATTTGGTGTGTCTGGGGGTTGATCGTGGCTAGTGCAGAAACAATCACGACGGCAGCGCTGGCCGTTCTCGCGCCAATCAAGGTGTATCCAGACGTGGCTCCGGCTGGGGCGGTCGCGCCGTATGTCGTCTATCAGGCAGTCGGCGGGAAAGAGATTTCTACGCTCGACAACGAGTCGGACGACCTACAAAACTGCCGCATGCAGACTGCCGTGTGGAGTCCGATCAAGGGCGAATCGGTGACGGTAATGCAGGCGGTGCGCAGGGCGCTGATGGCTGCCGGTGGAATTCCGATTGGTGCGCCCGTCTCCGAGTACGAGGCCGGCACGAAGATGTACGGCCGTCGTCTCGATTTTTCAATTTGGTATAGGGAGTAAGCCATATGGCAAGCATTGCGTTTAACGCGCAGAAGACCAAGATTTCCGTGGACAACCAAGCGTCTCCGAGCGGCGCGACACCGACGTGGGTGAAGATCAACGGGGTGAAGTCGATCAGCGGTTTCGACGGTGCCGCGAACGTGATCGATATCACCGATCTGGACTCGACCGCAAAAGAGAAGATGCAGGGGCTGCAAGATAACGGCGATTTTCAACTTGAAGTCAACCGAAACTTCAAGGACCCGGGACAAGTGGCCGTTAAAAAGATGCAGGGCGCACAGGAGACGCGCACTTTCAAAATCGAATACAACGACGGCAACAAGACGATTCACACGTTTAAGGCCTTCGTCGCCAGCTTCGGCCAGGCGCTGGGTGTGGACGGGGCAGTGACCTCGACCATCAAGCTGACGATCAGCGGTGACGTGGACGAAACGGTCGGCCCGTAACATCTGATCGAAATATAGAGACAACCGGCAGCACGATTCGCATCGTACGCCGTCAATGATTTTACAAGGACTACAAAATGCTTACCCGTGAAATGATCCTCGCTGCGCGCGACCTCGACTCGGAAGTGGTGCCTGTTCCGGAGTGGGGCGGTGAGGTTCGCGTGGGCGTCATGGGCGGCTCGGCACGCGAAAAGTTGATGGACGCACTGTCCGAGCCGCGCAAGGTGTCTGAATTCCACGCGCTCATGCTGGCCGGCACGCTCGTTGACGAGAGTGGCGCGCCGATCTTCGGCGAATCCGATCTCGTAGCGATCGCGCGCAAAAACCCGGAAGTGCTCGGCCGCCTGGTCGACGTAGCGATGCGAATCAACAAGATCGGAGCTGGTGCAGTCGAGGCCGAAGAAAAAAACTCCGAAGCCGCCACGAACGCCTCTTCTGGTTCCGGCTCGCCCGCGAGCTCGGAATGAGCGTGCGGCGCTGCCAGCAAGAGGTGAGCAGCGCTGAATTCACGGAGTGGATGGCCTATTCGCAGATCGAGCGGTTCGGCCCGCAGATGGACGATTTGCGGATGGGCAACGTGGCGGCGGCAATTTACAACGTCAACCGTGACACAAAGACGCGTCCGGATGCATTCGGTCCAGCGGATATTTTCGGATGGATGGATCAGCCGAAAGAAGAGCCGCGAGTGATCGAAGACACCGACGAGTACGTGTTGGCGATCGGTGCGCTATTTGGTTCGAGGTTGAAACGTGTCCCTCAAGATCGAATATCAGAATAAAGATGGCTTCCGCCAATTGCTAAACGGCATGGGTAGAGCGTTTGGCGAATCGACTTTGCGTAAAGCGGCGGCTGCCGGTGCGACAGTCGTGAAAGACGAGGCAAAGTTTCACGCACCGCGCGGGCCGTTGCCTCACCACCAAGGGCCGCAGAAATTCCCGATTGGTTTCGGCGCCGACAACATCATCGTGGCCTTCAACGAGGAAAAGTCTGTCGACGGGAAGATGGCGACTTACATGGTGACGTTTGCGAAGGATGCGTATTACTTGCGCTTCTACGAATACGGCGCCAGCCAGATGGCAGCGCGCCCATTCTTTCGCCCCGCAATCGAGGCGACGCACGGATTGGTGAATACGCGAATCGATAACGTAATCGAGGAAGCCTTGCGCAAGGCTGGCGTGATTACGTAGTGCGGCAGCACAAGGAATAGAAGATGGCGAACGGAACGCAATACAACATCACAGTCAACGCTGATGGCGTTTCGACTGCCCTCGAACGGGCGCAGAATAGCTGGGAAAAATTTTCGGCCGCGGTCGATCTCGCAGGGCAAAAAGCGATCGCATCGCAGAAGGGGCTGGAAGAAGCGACGCGAAACGGGGCCGCCGAAACCGTGCGAGCGCAGCGCTCGGTTAAATCGTTCATGGAATCGCTTGTCCAGCAGGCTGCAACAGCCGGGATGACGAGCGAGCAGATGCTGCAACTGCGCGCCGCTCAGCTTGGCGTTGCAGATAGCGCGGCACCACTGATTGCTCAGGCCAAGGCTGCGCGCGAGGCGATGCAGGCACAGGCTGCTGCGGCTCAGGCGTCGGCTGCTGTGCAAATGTCCGCGCAGCGGGAGTTGGCGGCGGCGCAATCAAACTCGCTGGCGCAGCAGACTGCTGCTGCCGATCTGGCGGCGCAGGCTCAGGTTGCGACGGGCGCGCAACGTGATCAGCTGCTGCGAGCATCGGCTGCTGCAGCGGCCGCTCAACAGGCCGCTGATACGCAAGCTGCGTCGGCTCAGATGCGGTTGAATGCGGCGAACGATGCGGCCGCTCTTGACGCGGCGAAAGCAAAAGAGGTTGCAGACGCGCGTGCCGCCGAGTTTGCGAAATCAGCTGCAGGCAAGGCAAACGCGGATTTGCAACGCGCGCTGGCAACGGGCACCGCGGCCCAGCAGGCTTCTGCACAACAGGCTGCTGCATCTGCCGCGCAACGCGCTCAGGCCGCGATCGCGGCGGCGGCTGCATCGTCATCGGCTGCGCAACAGGCTGCGTCTCAGGCGGCCGCATCCAGGCAGATCGCAGATCAACAGGCGGTAGCTGATGCAGCGGCACGCGCGCGTCAGCAAGCGCTTGGCGGCGCTGGTGGTGGGGCGAATCCCAATGGCGGGATCAGCGATGCGCAACGTGCGGCTGCTATGCGGATGATGCCGGCGCAATTCACCGATATCGTTGTGCAGTTGCAGGGCGGCGCAAATCCTTTGACGGTCATGCTGCAACAGGGCGGGCAGATCAAGGATATGTTTGGCGGGATTAAGGAAGCCGCCAAAGGAATGGGCTCGTATCTGGTCGGGCTCTTCAATCCTGTCACGCTCGGCGTTGCCGCGGTAATCGGCGGTCTGGTTGCGGTCGGCGCGGCGATGTATGTGGCGCACGACGAAACAAGAAAGCTCAACTCAGCGCTCGCGCTGTCCGGCGGCTATGCGGGCGTCACGGCAGGCCAGATCAACGTGATGGCGCAGTCGCTGTCCTCACTGAAAGGCGGCGAAGGCGCAGCGATTGACGTGCTCACGGCGTTAGTAAAAACCGGCCAGGTCGGCGGTGCGGCGATGGAGTCGGCGGGCCGTGCAGTCATGAACTTTGCCCGCGTCTCGGGTGAGTCCGCTGACAAAGTTACATCGCTGATGCAGCCGATGTTTGAAGACCCGACCAAGGGGGCGGCAAAGCTCAACGAAACGATGCATTTCTTGACGATCGCACAATACGATCAGATCAAGGCGATGCAGGAGCACGGCAACAAGGCGGGCGCGCTGAAAGTCGCGATGGATGCGATGGACGCGAGCATTACGTCGCAGACGACGCAGCTCGGCTATCTGGCACAGGCGTGGAAGTGGGTCAAAGAGCAAGCCAACGGCTTTTGGCGTGCGATGGTCGATTGGGGCAAGACTGATACCGTCGAAGAGGTCGGCAAGAAGCTCCAAAAAGGCATCGATGACCTGCAGAAGAGGATCAACACTGAGTGGGTGGGGCAAAGCAGGAGCGGCTACAAGTGGCCCGGCCAGAAGGCTCAGGAAGAGCGCTTGGCCGCGATGAAAGCGGACCTGGCCAAGCATCAAGAGGAGGCAGGAAAGGCGCAGAGAGCAGCGCAACAGAAGGCTGAGCGTGACCAGGCGGCACTCGACCACATTGCCGCGACGAACGAATCGTTCCGGGTTGCTGATAACGCTGCGAAGCGCAAGAAGAAGATCGATGACGCGAATGCTACGTTCAAGACCCGTAGCGAAGCGCTCGACAAAACCTCTCCCGATTACGCGTCGAACCTCAAGGCTGCGCAAGAGCTTCGCGATGCAATGATCGCCGCTGCCGAGAACGATTTTAAGGATCCGAAAACACCGAAACCTAAGCGCGAGAAGGCCGTAACGAATGACGCCTCGCAGCGGATGATCATCGACGCTCAAAAGGCAACTGCGGCGCTCGACCTGCAACTCAAAACGCAGGAGAAGCTTGGGGAGTGGGCGAAGAAGCGTGCTGAATTTGAGCAGCAGATTGCAGGCATCCAAGCAAAGTCGGAGGGTAAGCGGACAGCCGATGAAAAGGCACTTTTGCTCAACAAGGCTGCTGTCACGGCGAGTCTCGACGCGGCCGTTGCGAAAGAGCGCGAGGTGCAGTCGCAGGAAAAGCTCAACAAGCTGAAAGAGCGGTCGGCGCAGCTTGATGCGGATATCGCGAGCTATCAGCAAGGCAACCGCGAGCAGTACGACCGCCAGCTTGGTGCGCTCGGCATGGGCAAGGAGCAGCAGCAACGCGTTGAGGCGCAGAAAGCGATTTACAAGCAATACCAGCGCGAAACCGAGAAGCTGAACAAAGAGACGGCCCGTGAGTTGATCGGAGGAACTGAGCATCAAGCGGCGCTGGCGAAAATTCAGACTGGGCTGCAACAGTCGCTTGCCGACTATGACGCCTACTACGCGGCGTTGAAAGAGAAGCAGGGCGATTGGATGCTCGGGCTGAAACAGGGATGGGCCGACTACGTTGATCAGCAACAGAACGTGTTCCAGCAAACGGCGAGCATCGTTAACAACGCGACGAACGGAATGGCTGACGCGTTCGCTAAATTCTGCGAGACCGGGAAGCTAGATTTCAAGTCGTTGGCTACATCGATCATTGCTGACATCGCCCGTATGCAGGCGCGTGCAGCAGTGTCGGGGTTGTTCAATTTTGCGGTCGGAGCGGTTTCGTCGGTCTTCGGCGGCGCAATGGGCGGCACGAGTGCGCTGGCCGGGATCGGGGGTGACACGATCGCGGGAAACGTCGCAGGTTCGACGTCTGGAATGGTTGGCGGAAATGCGTTCGGGTTTCACGCAGACGGTGGCGCGATTCGTGGCCCGGGAACGGGAACATCCGACTCGATCCCAGCGATGCTGTCGAACGGCGAGTACGTCATCAAGGCATCTGCCGTGCAGCAAATCGGAATACCGGCGCTCGATGCGATCAACAGCGGGCGCGCAGTGCATTCAGCGGCGCGTTTCGCTACGGGCGGCGCAGTCGGCTCTGCCTCTACATCTGCCTTCAATCAACAGGGCGGCAGTATGTCGCTGAATATTCCGGTGACGATCGAGGGCGGGTCGGGCGACGCGTCGCAAGCGATGGCGGGTGCTGAATTTGTGAAGCGGCTCACGCAGATGGTGCAGGGATTGATCGCCGCGGAGAGTCGTCAAGGCGGATCGCTCTGGAAACTCAGAAACAGGACCGGGTAATGACTGACACGTTTAACTGGTCGCCGACTGCGCAGGGCTTCGGCGGCGATACGACGCTGCGTATTCGAAAAGCCGGCTTCGGCGATGGGTATACGCAGCGCACGGTCGACGGTCTGAACAATCGGCAGTCGACGTACAACCTCCGATTCGTCGGGCGGGCGGCGAAGATCGCCGCGATTTCCGCTTTCTTTGATGCGCACGCCGGTGCGGTGTCGTTCTATTGGACGCCGCCGCTCCGACCGCAAGGTCGGTTCGTTTGTGAGAAGTACACCGAGCCGACGAAGGACGGAGAGGTGTACACGATCACGGCTCAATTCGAGCAAACATTCGCACCATAGGGTTCGATATGGCAGGGCTTCAGAAAATCAATCTCGGTACGCCGCCATTGGGGCGCGACGGCGATCCGAATCGTACCGCCCATCAGAAGATGAACGATAACGCCGACGTGCTGGCCGCCCAGGTCGCATTGACGTCGGCACCGATGATTACTGCGCCGCAGACACTGACGACCAAGCACGTCGGAAAGCGGGTGAACATCAGCTTGGCCAAGGCTGGCGCGGTGAATCTGCCGGCCGCTTCGGAATGCGACGCGGACAGTGTCATCCTGCTTCGCAACGTCGGTATGACCGTGGTCGCGACCGGACCCGCAACCGGCTCGGGAGATACCGTCGCGCTCTCGCAGTTGAACCCGGGCGAGTCGGCGCTGGTGGACACGGATGGCGTGCACGCATGGAGCCCCTTGATAAGGGGGCGCACAACGTCAGACAACGAAGGGGTCACCGGCGACCTGTCTGTCGGCGGCAATGTGTCCGTAGCCAAGAAGTTGGACGTGACTGGGGCGCTTACGACGTCGGATGGTGTCGTGCTACCCGACAAAACGCGTCTGTCCACGTTCATCCCCGAGCCGGTCGCTCAATGCTATCTGACGACCTCCGGTTCCAGTCTTGTGCTGACGCGAAAGAATGGGTGCTATCTCACCATCCAGGGCGTCGCACGCATGATTCCCGCGGCGGGTGTGGCGCTCGCGGGCTCAGGTGCGGCGGCGCAAACGCGGTACTTCGTCTACGCGTACATGTCCGGCAACACGATGACCCTGGAGGCGTCCACGACTGGTTACGCGTCGGATGCGGCGACGGGGCTTCCCGTTAAAAGCGGTGACGCCTCCCGGACGTTGGTGGGTATGGCTTTCTGCATTCAGGCTGGTTCGTGGGTGCAGGGGGCGGATCGAATCGACTGCTTGAGCTACTTCAATCGCATGTCGCGTCTGGCTACGGGCGTCAATAATGGTGGGCAGGCTCAAGCTGACACCGTATGGGTCGCATTGCCGGTCATGAATTGGTCAGGCGAGGCGATCGAGGCAAGCGTGGTGGGATCTGGTAATACGCCCAGTCCCGGCAACACCAGCGGTGTGTACATCGCGTACGACGGTAAGGGTGTGGGTGTCGTACAGCGATTCTCCAACATCAATGGAAACTTTGCCTTTCCGGTCGGGTTTGCCGTATGTGCAGCGCTTGATGAGGGGCGGTACACGTGGCAATTGCGCGGCTTTAATGACGGGCAAATGTTGTCGATGAGTGCGGCGCTCTATGTCCGAACGCGAGGGTGATCATGGCGCTCAAATCAGATATTCAACGACTGGAGCCTGGTCGTTTAATCGAACTGTTCGAAGTGGACTGTTCGGCCATCGGCGGCGACATTCTGCGCTTTCACGGGCACCAGCAGACTGAACCTATCGTGTGGCAGGGGATGGAATACCGGCCGTGGCCGATTCGGGCGGCCGGATTCGAGCGTACATCGGACGCGCGGCAGCCGGCGCCGACGCTGACTGTCGGTGACATCAGCGGAACGATATCCGCGCTCTGCGTTGCGCTGGGCGATCTCGTCGGCGCAAAGGTGTTCCGGCGGCGGACGCTTGCGCGGTATCTCGATGCAGTGAATTTCCCGGATGGAAATCCGACCGCAGATCCAAACGAGCAATTCCCCGTCGAGCATTGGCGCGTCGAGCAGAAGAGCGATGAGCAACCGGGCCAGCAGGTCGAATTTACGCTGTCGTCACCGCTGGATTTCGGTGGCCAGCAGCTGCCGAACCGACAGATCGTTTCGATGTGTCAGTTTCGCTATCGCGGCCCGAACTGTGGGTATGCCGGTACAGCTTGCTTCGACAAGAGCGACAACCCCGTGAGCGATCCGGCGCTCGACCGTTGCAGCATGAAAATCAGTGGGTGTGAGCGACGATTTGGCGTGAACAACCCGCTACCGTATGGCGGCTTTCTCTGCGACACCTTCGCATAGTCGTCGATCAAAATTCACTTATCGGACCCGCCAATCGGCGGGTTTTTTTATGGACGAACGAATCAAGCAAGTGATTGCGGTTCACGCACTCGCGGAGTACCCGCGCGAGTGTTGCGGCCTGGTTGTGCGATCGGCGACCGGCGATTCATACGTGCCATGCCGAAATATCGCCGTGGCGCCGACGGAGCAATTCGCGCTCGAGCCCGAGGACTACGCCGCATCGGAAGACGCCGGCGAGATCATCGCGCTCGTGCATTCGCATCCTGGCGCATCGGCTCATCCGAGCATGGCCGACCGTGCGATGTGCGAGCGCAGCGGCATACCAGCGTGGATCATCGTGTCGCTCGGCGTTCAGGGCGATGGATCGATCGGCATCGACGACTGGTGCGAATTTGGTCCGAGCGGCTACGTCGCGCCGCTGTTCGGTCGTGAGTACGTGCACGGCGTGCTCGACTGCTACGCGCTGGTGCGCGACTGGTATCTCGCCGAGCGCGGAATCGTGCTTCCGGATTTCGAGCGAAATGACGGCTGGTGGGATGACGGTCACTCGAATCTCTACATCGCGCACTACCAGGACGCGGGGTTTCTCGACATGGGGCCGGACGTGACGCTAGAGGCCGGAGACGTGCTGCTCATGCAGATTCGCAGCAAGAACGGCGTGCCGAATCACTCGGGCGTCTATCTGGGCGACGGCATGTTTCTGCACCACATGTACGGTCGCTTGTCGTGTCGCGCCGTCTGGGGGGCGATGTGGCGGGACTGCTGTACGACGGTTCTGCGCCACATGGGGAGGTAGTCGTGAACGAAAAACTTAGAACCATCAAGCTGTACGGCGTACTCGGAACCCGATTCGGACGAGTTCACCGGCTCGCCGTGTCGTCGACTGCGGAAGCCGTGCGCGCGCTTTCTGTCCTGATCCCGGGCTTCGGGGCGTTCCTGACGAGCGCCCGCGACAACGGCCTGACGTTCGCCGTTTTCAATGGTCGACGGAATCTCGCCGAGGACCAACTCGGCGGACCGGTGGGTGACGACCAGATCCGTATCGCGCCGGTCCTCATTGGGAGCAAGAGCGGTGGCTTGTTCCAAACGATCTTCGGTGCGGCGCTGATGGCGATCGGTGCGATTGCTTCGTTCGGATTCGCGCAGCCGTGGGGGACATCGCTGATGGGGCTCGGCGCATCGATGGCGCTGGGCGGCATCGTGCAGATGCTGAGTCCGCAGCAAGTCGGGCTCGCGGGCGCCGCAAATAACGGAACGTCGTACTACTTCAACGGGCCCGTGAACAGTGCGGCGCAAGGTGAGCCGGTGCCGCTTGTGTATGGCGAGATGATCGTCGGGTCAAAGGTAGTCAGTTCTGGGATCTACGCAGAGGATCAGGCATGAGAAAACAATACGCCGAGACGGGGTTGATGCGATTGAGCGGTTCGAAGGGGGGCGGTGGCGGGGGCAGTGGTAGCGAATCCCCGGACAGCCTCCATTCCGTTGCACGTGCGAAGACGCTGGACGTTATTTCGGAGGGCGAGATTGGCGGCCTGATCAATGGGATGCGGTCGGTTTACCTCGACGGAACGCCCATCCAGAACGCCGACGGTTCGATCAATTTCCAGAACTACAGCGTCGACGTCCGCACGGGAACGCAGGACCAGGACTATCTCCCGGGATTCCCTGCAGTCGAGCGCGAGGTCGGCGTCGGCGTGCCGCTGACGTCGGATGCGCCATGGGTGCGGCAGGTGCAGAACACGCAGCTTACGGCAGTGCGAATCCGATTCGGTGTTCCGGCGCTTCAGCGATCGGACGCCTCGACGGGCAATATCACCGGCTACCGCGTGGAATATGCGATCGATCTGTCGGTCGATGGCGGATCGTATGCGCAGGTGCTGGCCGGCGCGTTCGACGGTAAGACGACATCCCTGTACGAGCGTGCGCATCGGATCGAACTGCCGAGGGCGAGAAACGGATGGCTCGTACGTGTGCGACGCATCTCGCCGAATGCGCATAGTTCGATGATCGCCGATACGGTCAACATCGAGGCGATCACCGAGGTGATCGATCGGAAGCTGCGTTATCCGATGACGGCGCTCGTTGGCATGACGTTCGACGCTCGGTCGTTTTCGCAGGTGCCGACGCGTTCATATGCCGTGCGGGGGCTCATCATCCGCGTGCCGTCGAACTACGATCCGGAGACGCGCGCCTATTCTGGAACGTGGGACGGCACGTTCAGGATGGCGTGGACGAACAATCCGGCATGGGTGTTTTACGACCTGTTGCTAAACGAGTTGTACGGTCTCGGCAAGCAGGTCGACGCGTTGATGATCGACAAGTGGGGGCTGTACGAAATCGCCCGATACTGCGACGTGATGGTGTCGGACGGCAAAGGAGGCCTTGAGCCGAGATTCACCTGCAACTGCGTGATCCAGTCGGCGGCCGACGCGTTCAAGGTTTTGCAGGATCTGGCAGGCGTCTTTCGTGGCATTGCGTACTGGGGGCCGGGGGCGGTCGTGGCGTCCGCGGACATGCCGTCCGATCCGGTTTATCTGTACACCGCGGCGAACGTGATCGGCGGCACGTTCAAGTATGTCGGGAGCGAGCGGAAGACACGGTATACGGTCGCGCTCGTCAGTTACAACGATCCAACGAACCAGTACAAGCAGGCGGTCGAGCCGGTGCAGGACGATGACGGGATCGCCCGATACGGTGTCATCAAAACGCAGGTGACAGCGTTCGGCTGCACGTCTCAAGCGCAGGCGCATCGCCTTGGCCGCTGGCTTCTGCTCACGTCGCGCTATGAAACCGGCACGGTGTCGTTTCAGGTCGGTCTCGATGGAACGTTATGCGCGCCCGGGCAGGTCGTCGCGATTGCTGATCCGCGGAAAGCGGGTCGCCGAATCGGTGGTCGCATCAGGTCGGCGGCCGGCGAAAAGGTCGTGCTCGACAAAGCGCCGTCGGTGGCGCCTGGCGATCGATTCACGGCGATCCTTCCGTCGGGTATTGCGCAAGCCCGGGACGTCAAGTCGGTGGACGGGGACACCCTGACACTGGTTTCGCGGTTCGATGCCGATCCTGTTGCAGACGCGGTATGGATGATCGAAAGCCGCGAACTTGGTGCGCAGCTCTATCGGGTCGTCAGCGTGGAGGAGAGCGACGACGACGGGCTAATTGCCTACACGATCAACGCGACGCAGCACGAGCCGGGAAAGTACGCGGCGATCGACGACGGTGCGCAGATTCAGCAACGCCCAATCACTGTCGTGCCGCCGTCAGTGCAACCGCCGCCGACGAACGTGCGCCTGTCGACGTACTCGGTGGTCGATCAAGGCATCGCGAAAACGACGATGGTGATTGCCTGGGACGCCGCGGACAAAGCGGTGCGCTATCTCCCGGAATGGCGCAAGGACAATGGGGAATGGGTGAGCGTTGCTGCGACGGGCGGCCTGCAGGTTGAAGTTCCGGGGATCTACCAAGGAACGTATCTGGCCCGCGTGCGCGCGCAAAACGTGCTCAACGTCACGTCTATCCCCGCAGTCGGCGTCGACACCGCCCTAGTCGGAAAGACGAGTCCGCCGCCGGCGGTCACGTCGCTCAAGGCTGTCGGCGTGGTGTACGGGATCGACCTGAGATGGACCTTCCCGGGCGACGGATCGGCTGGCGACACGCAGCGGACGGAGGTCTGGTATAGCCGCACGCCGAGCCGTGCCGACGCAATCAAGATGTCGGATTTTGCGTACCCGCAGGCCTCGACGTCGTATCAGGGGCTGGCGGTCGGGCAGGTGTTCTATTTCTGGGCGCGACTCGTCGATACGTCCGGCAACGTCGGCCCGTGGTATCCGTCGACCGGGCCGGGCGTTCAGGGGCAGCCGAGCACTGATCAAGGCGCCTATGAGGACTACTTCCGCGGCCAGATCGGAAAGTCCGCGTTAGGTGAGAGTCTTCAGGAGCCGATCGATTCCATCACACCACCCATGGCCGGCGACGCGACGACCTACGCGGGAGACGAAACGATGTACGCCGGGGTGTGGTCGATGCAGTCGGCAATCGCCGAGGGCAACAGGGCCATTGCGAAGAAAGTCGATACGGTTGCCGCGAAATTGCAGTCGGCCTCCGGAACGTTGACGGCGGCAGTGCAAAACGAGACGCAGGCTCGCGTAGACGCCGACAGTTCGATGGCGCAGCAGATCACGACCGTGCAGGCGAAGGCAGACGAAAACGCGGCGGCTGTCCAAACGGTCGCGCAGTCGTACGCGGATCTCAACGGCCGCGTGTCCGCTTCGTACCAGATCAAGACGCAGGTCACGGTAGACGGTCGGATGTACATCGCGGGCATCGGCGTCGGGGTCGACAACAACAACGGTGTCGTCGAGTCGCAGGTTCTCGTGTCGGCGAGCCGCTTTGCCGTGATTGATCCGAACAGCGGTGGCGTGCTTGGAGTGCCGTTCGTGGTGCAGGGCGGCCAGGTGTTTCTGCGCCAGGCGCTGATCGGTGCGGGGTGGATTACGAACGCGATGATCGGCAGCTACATCCAGTCGGACAACTACATCGCCGGCAGACAGGGGTGGCGGCTCGATAAGAGCGGCTGGTTCGAGATCAATGCGTCGAACGGCAGCGGCAACCGACTGGTGATGGACGGCAGCAGTGTGCGCGTCTACGACGGAAACGGCGTGCTTCGCGTGCGTATGGGGATGTGGTGATGGCGGCAGGACTTCAGATTTATGACGGTTCTGGCCGTCTCATTCTCGACGCGCAGTCGCGGGCGGGGCGTGTTGCCGGAATTGTTGCGACCGGTGGAAACGATGGTGGCGTATCGGTTGACCTGTCGAGCGGTCAACCGTTCTGGGCGTTCATGCCCGAGCGGATCTTTTACCGTGTATCTGGTGCGGAGCCACCCCCGATCGTCTCGATCGACTCTTCGGGAATACGTTGGGCGTACGGCCCAAATCCTGGCTCCAACGCGTATACGCGGGTGCCTGGTTGGATCGTATATGGGGTGTACTAGATGGCCGCAGGATTTCAAGCATTCACTGATACTGGCTTGTATCAGATCGACGGGAGAACACCGAATTACCAGATGGTGCAGTCGATGTCGGCTGATTCGGCAGTCGGGTCGCTTTTCCTGGCAAAGAACGACGGCGATAGGAAGTTCTCGATCAACCTTCCGAACGTAACGTTCACGTTCTCCGCGATTGCCGGACCGATGTACGGCGTACATGCGGCAGAGGCAGTGGGAATCACGCTATGGAGTGCAAAGCGTGATGGGAACGTGTACGCGCTGACGTTCGTTACGGAGCGGCCATGCAATGTTCGACTGTTCCTGTTTGATCAGGTGCCTGTCGCCGGCGGGAATTTCGGATTGCAGGTTTTCGATGGGGGCGGCCGGTTGATCGCTGACTCGTCAAAGCCGTTTCTTAGAGTCCTCGACGTGATTTTCGAGGACTACATGAGGGGTGTTGGCTGGACGGTAGAGGGTGCGCCGTCACCTGACTGGCATTCGAGGTCATACGGTGTGCCGGTTCTGATCTCGGCCATCTACTCCGTTCATAGGGCATGGAGTTACGACCCGGCCGCTGTCGAGCTTTCTTCGATCCGCGTCGATGGTGGAAATGTGTCGTGGGGAACGTCGCTGTACAACGGGGGGCGGACGACGAACATTTCCGCCTTTCGTGAGCAGTATCACTCTCGCTTCATGGTGCTGGATGGAACGGGAATTGTGTGACGGGCCGCCAATGTGGGCGGCCTTTTTCATTACGGGGAAAAGATGCGAGCGAGTCCAACTGAAGTGGCGAGCTATGTGGGGAGCGTTACTGCTGTGGCGTCATCTCTGACGCTGACTGACATCGGGGTGATCGTCGGTATTTTGACGGCGTTCGCGACCTTCGGACTCAATTTCTTTTTTATGTGGCGGAAGGACCGCCGCGAACAGCGCGAGTCGGATATGCGCATCATGGAGATGGAGAGGCACGATGGCTGAAATGCCGAAGAAGACGCTTGTGGGTGTGGTGGGGGCTGCTACGGCAGCCCTTCTTTTTTCCATCGTCCCGAAGTTCGAGGGGACGAAGCTGGTCGGGTATCTCGACCCGGTCGGCATACCGACGAAGTGCATGGGCGACACGACGAACGTCGTCGTCGGTCAGCGGTACAGCGGGGCAGAGTGCCGCGAGGCGCTCGAGCGGCAACTGATCGCGCATGCCGAGCCCGTGCTGAAGTGCACGCCAGGCCTGAAGGGTCACACGTACCAGCTCGCAGCCGCGGTGAGCTTCGCCTACAACGTCGGCGCGTCGGCGTACTGCGGCAGCGCGACGGCGAAGCGCTTCAACGCCGGCGACTGGCGCGGTGCATGCCGCGCGATGAACCAATCGGACGCGGGACGTCCGCAGTGGGTCTATTCCGACGGGCGCGTGCTGCCCGGCCTGGTGAAACGGCGCGCCGACGAGCGCACGCTCTGCGAGCGGGGGCTGTGATGCCTGTCGATCCCCGCTTCTGGCTCGCCGTCATTGTGGCCGCCATCGCCGGTCTCGCCGGCGGGTATTTCAAGGGGTATCGAGACGCCGACCAATCCGCGACGGTCGCGGATCAGGTGCGGCAGATCGACGACCTGAACGTCGAACGTGATGAATTTCGCCGCCGATCGGTGGCACAACAGGAGATCGCAACCCATGCTGCGAAAGAACGTGATCAGGCGCGCGTTGATGCCGATGCTGCTGCCTCTGCTGCTGACGGCCTGCGCAGACAGGTCGCCGCGCTCGTCGCGGATGTTCGACGTTCCACCGCTTCGGCCGGAAGCTCGTCAGCCGGCGACGCCCTCGATTTGCTTGCCGACGTGCTCGGCCGGGCTGACGCGCGAGCGGGAGAGCTGGCGAAGGTCGCTGACGAGCGAGGCATCGCCGGCCAGCAATGCGAACGCAGTTACGACGCGATGACAGCAGGAGCTTTCACGACTGGGAATTGATCTGTAAACTTGTCGATTACGAAGTGAAAGATATCAACTAGCGCCTGAGATAGAAAATGAAAAAAATTGTTGCAGCACTGGCATTCCCGCTTTGCATCTCCCTTTCCGCTTGTGGTGGGGGCGATGACGGTGGCTCGTCATCGTCCAGCCCGGCGATTCGGCTCACCTATTCCGGCACTCCGCTCGTGACAACTCAACGAGCGCGAGCCATGGCCGCGACCACCGATGCTTCCAGTAGCGCATCTGGTGCCGGCAGCCCAATGGCAGATGGCGAGGCCACAATTGCTGCGCTTCGAGACGCTTTCAAGGCCCGCGGCGCGGACGTCGGTGTGTATCCGGGTATCATCAACGGCACGACGCTGCATAAGCTCGTCATGGCTGAGAACAACGGAGTGGGTCCGACGCTCGACGAACTGGCGAAGTCAAAAACCAACATTAGCGAATGGGAGCTTGTGTATTTCGAACTCGACGATATGTCGGGGTTTGTCGATTCGGCAGAGAAGCGTGCCGAGATTGAGCAATTCAAACACGACCTTCAGGTATATGGCGGGCGCGAGTATCTTAAGGGGCGGGTGATTTTTGCGGCGCGTCCGCTGGTTTCATGCGCGGCCAATAAGGAGGTTCGAAGCGTCAACGGGAATGGGTATGTTGTCGTGGACACATACTCGCCCACGTCGCAGGTGCTCTACGATGTGATCACCGGGGTTGGCGGCAACGGATATGTCGATCCTATCGGTGGAATTCGGAATTCCGACCCAACTCATATGGGGGGAGATTGCAGCACGCCGGATCAGTCCATGAGAGACGCGCATCTTGCGAGCATTGTCGACCCATTGGTCGAGCGCTACAAGGTCGCTCTGGACACGATCAACAAGTGCAAGTACAACCCGGAAGCTATTCCGGAAGATGGCCGTTCGGCGCAGTGCTGGGGCATTGAGCCGGTGAAGAAGTAGCCTGCAGCATTGGTCGCATTAACGCATCCCTGCGCGCCCCTTTTCGGCGCGCAGAAGATGGCGCAGGCGCTGACCGGACTCGCATCGCTGGTCGGTAATGCTAGCGCGACTGCACCGCACTGACGAAGAAATAGAGGTTTGGTGCCCGGAACCGGACTTGAACCGGTACGCGCCGAGTATGGCGCTGCAGATTTTAAGTCTGCTGTGTCTACCTATTTCACCATCCGGGCAGAATGGTGGGCCCGGCCGGGATCGAACCGGCGACCAGTCGATTATGAGTCGACGGCTCTAACCAACTGAGCTACAGGCCCCTGGCGGAAACGGTGAGATTCGAACTCACGGACGGTTGCCCGTCGCTGGTTTTCAAGACCAGTGCCTTAAACCACTCGGCCACGTTTCCCGGTGGAGCGGGTGAAGGGAATCGAACCCTCGTCGTAAGCTTGGAAGGCTTCTGCTCTACCATTGAGCTACACCCGCGATGGTCGGAGCGAAAGGATTCGAACCTTCGACCCTCTGGTCCCAAACCAGATGCGCTACCAGGCTGCGCTACGCTCCGTAGTAAATCCCGATTGTATAGGAAGGCACTTGCTCAAAAAAAGGCCACCCGTCAGGGTGGCGAACAGGAGGTGAAACTGGGGAGTCACCTCGCCGAGAGCCTGTTGGCTGTGGGAAGCCAACAGTGCGCATTCTAGAATACTTTCAAATGCATTACAACCACTGAGTGATGGTGGGTGGGGAATTTCGGGAAGTCATACCGGTGGAGAGTCCTGGGCTGTTTAGGGCGCGCCACGAATCTCGGCTACATGTAGCCGTTGCGACACAGGTGGCGATGTTTTGATGGGGACTGTATGGATATACAGTATGATGTGGATGTGGCAGCACCGTCGCGAGGTGCTGGATGGTTCGGCGATGTGCGGTACTGGGGTTATGTACAGTTCTGCCTAGGGGGCGTGTGTGGCAAACTCGGGCGCTAACAATAAAGACCGGGGAACCACATGCTGCAGCTGGACTTGCTGAACATTGAGCGCGTCATTGTTCATCACATCAATAAGCGCGGACCGGAGCGAACGTTGATCCCTCCGAACTATAGCGATGAGCTTGTTCCGCTCGCAGACGGTGCGCTTGATATGTTCAACAAGCGGATCGTCAGTTCGCTTGGCCACAATTCAAAGGGGATCAAGGCCGATTTTTCGCAGATTGGGGCCGGAAGTTGCTTCCAGAAGATGGCGGAGCTCATGCATTGCGATGAGGGGCGGTTTGCCCACCTGTCACGGGAACTTGCCGACGACCTTACGGCTGCGCAGTTGCGCCTTGATCTCGCGCCCAGCAAGCTGTTGATCGCGACGGGCGTGCAGGGACGCGCGCAGCGGCCGTTTTCTGTTGCCGTTAAAGCAGAGATGCAGGACGGCTTTGGCGAGACCGTCGAGGCTAGGCGCACGGTGATTCAGCACTTGACGAAAATCTTCTTCACTGAAGCTCAGCGACTATTCAAGATCGGCTTTGTGCAACAAAACGTAGGGCGCCCCTCTCTGGACGATGGACTGTACGACGCGACGGAATTCACTGTCCATCTCTATGACCACATGCTGACCAGTACGCAGACCAAGGGCGCCGCAATTTATTTTTACAATCAGTTCCTCGGGGCTGATTTCGCGCAGTCCGATAAAAAGCTGACGCAAGACTTCTACGAGAAAACTAGGAAGTTTTTCGATTCTCAGGACTTGGACGCTGCGGACAGAATGAACCTTCTCGACGCGCTCCGTTCGGAACTCCGAAGCAACGAGCCGTCAATAAGCGTTCCGGAATTTGGTGAGAAGTACATGCAGCATGATTTGCTTGAACAGTACGAGCAGTTCATGACTCGCGCTCGTTTCCCGATGCACGCGATTACCAAAGATACGGAGTACATCTCTCGGAAGTTGAGGCGGCGGCAACGCATCGTGTTTTCGACCGGTGTCACGATTACAACACCCCCCGACCAGGTTCAAGATCTTGTCAGAGTGGATCGTGAGGCCGACGGCACGACCGTCGTAACTATTCAGGGTACGATTGACAGCCAGGAATGACACCGGACGAATTTGGAACATGGTTGCTGGACAAAGAGCCCGCTCTTCGAGCTTGGGGTGGCTTTGTCGTGTCCAAAATTTCGGAACGTGTTCGGAATCAGATCGGCGAGAAGCGATTCAAGAATTTCTTCAAGGTTCCGCCGAGCTTTCGACCAAAGGATGTCGAGTCTGCAAAAAATAAGCTAAGCAAGAAGGGTTATCTGGACCCGACTGTGCAAATGACCGATCTGGTTGGCGCGCGGTTTGTTGTGTTGCTCCGCACCGATATTCGTGTCGTGGAAAGCGCACTCACCGACTACACCGGATGGACGCTTAGTCGCGATCGTGATTTTGAGTTTGAGATTAGTCAGCAACCTGAAGTTTTCGATTACCAGTCGGTACACTACCTTGTAAGCTGCCCTGCAGATGCGGAAATTGACGGTACGCCGATCCCCGGTGGGATGACGTGCGAGGTCCAGATCCGAACTCTTCTCCAGCACGCGTACGCGGAAGTGGTTCACGACAACGTGTATAAGACTGGCGGGATTGTGCCTCCGCAAACCCGCCGGGCCATTGCTCGAAGCATGGCATTCGTCGAATCGGCAGACGAGTTGTTCTGTGATGCAATTGAGCAACTCGCACGGGTAAATACGACTCGCGAGCAGTGGGTGGAGTTTCTTGGGCCCCTGTACCTTGCCGTTTCTGGGCGGGATGTATCGCAGGACGATCAAGAGGATACGCTGGCAGTGGTCGATACATTCCGCGACCTACTCGCTGGTGCGGATCGGCAAGAAATTGGTCAACTCGTCAGTGAGCCCGCCATCGCTAACTTGATCCGGCGTAGGTCTACAGGCGACGGTCTGTTCAGCATCCCGGCGTGCATTTTGGCCTATTGGTTGGCTGACAGGTATCCTCGCAACCTGAGGGACAACTGGCCACTTGGTAGTCAGGATGCAGATCTGCGGCAAGTGCTCGCAGATCTTGGCATTGCCTCTCGTTGA